TATAAATATTTTAACTATATATGGGTAATAAACAAATTTATAAATGAAGACTTTAGAAACTTTAGTCGATGTGACACCGAATAAATTTACTCCACATCGAGAATATCAAATAAATGAATCAGATCCGCACATGGGGGGTAATAGTAATTATGGACCAGAATTAATAAATGGGACTAGTGTTACTAATATCGTTGATGAATATGTAGATGCCGTAACCACTGAAGTCGATGATTATCGTACACCCGATGAACCAGAGCCAGATATCCCCGAACGGATGTTTATCGATTCCCAAGTGGTAGGATATCCAGACTTACAAATGCAGATTGACACTTACAACATGGCATTAATGGGGAATCTACCCATTGTCGGACCATTGACTGTAACTGAAGTTGGTGCCAAACGTGGCGATATTGCTAGATATATTTCAGAAACACTGCCATTGGTCAATTTAACCTATATCGGATATGAACCCAATGATTTATTAGTAGCTGTTAGTGCTGAATTATTGAAGCGTGAAAATTTATCTGAAAACTGTTCAGTAGTCCATGGTGATTACTTGACAACTGAAGAAGTAGCAACATCCGACGTCACCTTAGTTATCTCAAATTTGATTTATTCAACTCAGATGACTGATGCGACCAAATGGATCTATATTGAGCAATTATTGAAAAAAATGATTCCACATACATTGGAGACAATAGTGCTGGTATTACTACACGATAATGGGGGAGATGATAATTATATTGCCTATCCAATCCCAAATATGTCTGATCTATTATTGAAGTTCAACCATCCATTTAAGATTGACATGGGTAAGCTACCTGATATGTACACGGTAGTTATTGATACTAAAACAAAGAGATTTTTATAAACAATTAAATATAATATTATGAGTCTTAACCAAACCCACGCTATTGATCAACAAAAGGTGGCTAAATATGGTAAATATTTTGGATCTATCGATTTCACGACCAAAAATGGTGTAACTCGATCTGATTTACAGCGAGATAAACTGGATGTAGTAGTCGGAGCTTTCACCATTGGTGGCCACGAATTCCATATCACTTTATCTGAATTAGATCGAATTTTAGAAACAGGTAATGCAGCGAAGGAGGTATTCATCAGGAAGTACACGTTGGGTGTATAACATCAAATGTTGACTATATATTGAATATGGGGGACCAAATAATTATACCTTCCGAAGTGGTGACATTATACAAATTTCTGAATCCAAAAGATAGATTTGTATATGGTATGAAGATATTGGAATCCAAGTCAATTGAAGAACTGAATAAGGTATCCACTGAAGCATATATGGAGCTTTTTAGTGATATGAGTGAAATTTGTAGAGGAATGATAATGCAGATTAGTATGATAGCGGGTCAAACATCTTCAGGAGACAAAGTAAACATAGTCATGTACGGGAATTCCATATTTTTGAATTCAGATAAGTTAACCCCTATTAAAGAAATTGTTAAAACCTTCATGATAGGTGGTGACATTCTGGTACCAGATTCAGAGCATTTGAGTAAAAATCGGAACAAAAACAGGTATCATATGCGATTTTTTAGGGCATATAAACGTTTGAATTCCATACAAGTACGCAATCCTATACACTTAAATTGAATTATTAAGGGAAATACGTGAAATTACTAGCCATATTACAGGAAGTCAAAAAATCCACATTTACGTCATGGTTTGGTAATAGTAAAGTAATTGATGATCGCGGGAAGCCATTGGTAGTTTATCATGGTTCACATGAGAAAATTGGAAAATTTCACGATGGAATGACTTTTTTTACTGACGACTATATGAATGCCGATGGATATGCTGGAGGTGAATATGTATATGATGTATATCTGTCTATCCAAAACCCATTGATAATTGACGCTTTGGATAAAAAATGGAATGAATTGGACTTGCCAGAAGGAATGTCTACGGTAGATATTGCTGGAAGAGTTGATCAAAGTAAATATGATGGTGTAATATTTTACAATGTAAAAGACAGTTGGATTGATGATGTAGATTTTCAAGATGCTGGAACGATTTATGTAGTCTTTTCGGCCAAGCAAATCAGGCAATACCAATCAGGTACTCCCTAAATAAATTTAAATTGAAGAAATAATGTAAAATATTTGAATAATTGTGTAATTTGATTATATATTTGCAAATATTTTAACTTATAAATTAACAAAAATGCAAAAGATGTCTAACCCCCAACCTAGTAGGTTTACTAGGTACATTGATTTTTCATCAAATAATATTTCAATCAATGGGCACCATTATCCCCCAGTAAGCGAAGGTGATTTTATGTTAGACGATTTTGAAGAAGAGGAAATTTTGAATTATGAGTAAATTTAAACAAGGGTCCACATATTTAGTGGATTATGGTAAAAATCGAATGAAAGTTGAAATACTCGAGGTTACCGACACGTCAGTACGTATAACATTTGAAAATGGTGTGACCACTTGGCAGTCGATATCCAATTTTGAGTCTGAATATCAACTTGTTGAATGTATCGTTGATAGTAAAATTAAACAATTACTACAGGAATAGTTGAGGTAAGATATAATTAGTATTTTTTGCCTATTTATATCTGATGTACAAGCTATTATTCCCAACCCGCGATACTTCCATATACCAACGCCACCCAGATCGCAATACTGGACTCGATCAAATACTCGAATTAACCAAGATTACTTCAGGTTCAGCGATTGAAGATATGGTTGGACAATCTGAATATTGGGGTGAAACTCTCAACTCAAGATTCCTATTAGATTTTGATTTATCAGCAGTTTCAGCGTCTATTGTAAGTGGTGAAATAACTAATCCACAATTCTATCTCAAATTAAATGCTACAGATGCCGTGGCATTACCAATGTCATATACATTAATGGCACATCCAATTTCAGGATCATGGACCAATGGTACTGGATATTATAACAATGATTTTGAAGTTACCAATGGGACATCGTGGAATTATAGATACAGTTTACATGATAGTACTCCATGGACACAATTAGGTGGCGATTTCTATACAGGGTCATTACAAAGTGCATCACAGTCTTTTAATTATACCTCACCCGATGTTCACATGGATGTCACGAATATAGTTCGACAGTGGTTATCTGGGTCCATTCCACAAAATGGTATGATCATCAAGCACACTAATACTGCCGAAACTGGTAGTGAAGTATTGGGATCATTGAAGTTTTTCTCCAAAGATACTCATACAATTTGGATTCCTAGATTAGAAGTATTATGGAATGATGTAGATGTTTCTGGAACTGGTAGTATCACTGAAGTATCATCCGATGATTATTCAGTTTATATTAAAAATCTAAAAGATTCATACAAAGAAGGTGAGGTCGCAAAATTAAGAGTCGGCGTTAGACCAACCTTTCCAACGCCAACATATACAACTACAAACACATATCTAGCATCATGGAGATTACCAACTACTTCATATTTCAAAGTAACAGATGTAGTTACAGATGAAGAATTAATACCATTTCACGCAGATGCAACTAGAGTTGATTGTGATGCAAATGGTAATTATGTTGTATTATCAATGGATACATTTCTACCACTGAGATATTATAAAATAGTTTTTAAGGTAGTAGATGGAAGTGAGGTAAAATATATTGACGATAATTACACATTTAAAGTGGACAGATAATGGAAAATACGGTTACAATTGGTAATATATCCTACGTTCCACGTGGAACTAGCACTTCAAAATTAATTGTGGTTTCAAAGCAATTAGAAGGGCAGACTCATTTAAATGAAACTCAAGCTGATATAGATGCTAGAAACTATACACTCAGTACTCGAAATGGGGCCAACGCTTATATTATACAAACCGAAAAAGAGAAAGTATATTTAAATTTTATAGCCCAGAAAACCAGAGTTAAGGATTCAGTTTATAAAAGCATGCTATTACCAGAATTCGAATATTTTGTAGATGAGATAATACTACCAGATGAACCATTCATTTTATCAGATGGGATATTTTTCAGATGCGCATCTCCATTACCTAAAGCTAAAGAAGCGTATACTTATTATCTTATGGTTGGTGGAAAGGGTCGACGAATTCCAAATTATAAAACATTAGAAGTAATGTTGGCAGAACGTGGTCAAACTACGATATCAATTAGAGTATTGGAAGAGAAACAATGTGGTGAAATTATAAAAGAAAATGGTGTTTTCGATGATAATACTGGAGCATGGACCGAGGATATGGCCGATGTTACAAGTTTAGAAGCATTGAAAAAAATGGAAGATAATGCCAAGAGTGCTGGAGCAATTGCTGAAGGTGCCAAGGCTGAAGCTGCCAAACAAATTGATGTTGTCAAAAAACAAGCTGAAGCTGCTAAAGCAGAGGCTGAAGCTGAGAAAGCAAAAGCAGATGCCGCAAAAGCAGAGGCAGCAGCAGCTCAAGCAGCATCCGCAGCCGCAATTGCCCAAGCAGAAGCTGCAAAAGCGGAAGCTGAAGCTGCAAAAGCGGAATTTGAAGCAAAGGGTAACTAATGATTGATTTAATGGATAAAATAACGACACGTATTAGAGAGATTAAAAAGGTTGACCAATATATTATAAATAATATTGGGGATGAAATGGTGTACGAAAACTATATAATTTTTAGCGAATTATTGAATCCAGATCATGCACACGATTACAGGCGTAATGGTAATTTACGATTTATTTATAATGATATGTGGGGCAATACATATGGAGTTCGACTAAAATACAGTACTATTGAATTTCCACATTTTGAATTGATTGAGTGGTGGGTAGATAAAGATGGGAAACGTAGATATGACACTGAGCGTGTTACTGGATCATCCGTTAAGGGATGGGAGACATGCTGTAGTACGGTAATGAAAATATTCAGAGATGAATTGCTTCCATATTTCACTAAGCAACAACTATCTAATATATTAATAGTTAGGGCGCGTGATGGTAAACAATATCAGGTACCGAAAAGATTATTACAAAAGACAATTCCAAGTGAATGGAAATTTGAAGAATCATTTCCAACTCATATTACTATAATTAAACCGGGAAATTAATGATTAAATTGATAGATATATTAAACGATGTAATAACTGAACTAAGTTCTAATAATATTCAGAAGGTTGGTGGAGTGTTAACTGAATTATTAAATCCAGATAATGCATATGAATATCATAAAAAGGGAAACGGGTGGTATCAGTATACCGATGATAATGAAGTTACATACGACGTTCGAGTAACATTGCAAACAATTCAGCCCGAAGATTATTTAGAATTTAAAACATGGTGGACGGATGAATCTGGTGGAACGATGTATGATAACCCACCCACCAAGTCAACTACTACTAATTCAGATAGGCGAAGTGATACAGTGGCTAAAATATATAGGGATGAAATTGTACCATTTCTGGCAACTCAACCATTATCAAAAATATTAAAAATAATTCCAATAGACTCTCGGCGATATCGGTTATCAATTATATTAGTTCGAAAATATACACCCTCAGATTGGGAAATTATTGAAAATTTTCCAAAAGAGATTATAATTAATATAAAGTAGGTAATTAATGATCAAAAATGAAGATAAGCTAGAATATATTAAATTAATAAGTGATAATAAAAGTATCAAGTGAGTTTAAATAGATATACTAACAGAGAGACAATTGTACAACTAAACGAACCGCAATACGGAGTTGTATACTCATCGGCTGACTTGAAATTGATGCCATACGATCTTTTAATACCCGAAGATCGCAACATAATTTCAGATAGTATATCGCAATTACATATTTATAGTTTTTATGGCGATTACATCGCTGGTGATCACAATGCAGCATTTTTAACCAATGATGCCGCTACCAATAGTATGTTGATCGATGTAGCTAATACATTCAGATCAGCTAATATTAGACGTGGTTCATACATTATTGCAATCAATTTATTTAAGAAAATATGGGGAGAACCTGATGCTCCAGTTGCAATACTCCGAGAAATTTCACCAGATAGGACCGAGTTAAAATTATCTATCACACCTTCAGAAGCTAAAGGAGATGGATTTGCAGATTTTAAAAGTGCTGTATCGTCCCTAAGTTTAATGGGTGATCTCGGAAATCTAATTGTAGATTTCGGTTTCAATAGAATTTGCAATGTCGCATTAATCAGATATGATCGAAATTTAGCTGATACATTTTATATTAAATTACAACACCCAGCGGTTGACGAATTAGAAGAACTGACAACTGCGTGGTTTGGCCTTGAGGTGATGGATTCCTATGTTGATACTGTGATATTGACTACTCCGATTTCTGGAAATACGTTTAACACGATCCCGGGTCCCAATTTCGATATCGACACAACCCAGTACAATAGTAATGCAACTGCATTTAAAACGTGGGATGACTTATTAGATTCATCGGCACCAACCACTCAAAGAATTATAGATTTGACAATATCAGGATCTGGTACAGCTACCTTGAATATTGATTATACTGATTACAATAATTTCATATTTTATTCATCGGCAACTGAAAGACTTGAAAATTTTAAATATAAACTCAATAAAATTGAGACATATAATTCGAGTATATATACTTTACAAGAATCTACAGCTTCAATAACGACATTTATCAGTTCATCGATATCATTGATACAACGTCGAGTAGATCAGATAACAACGACCTTCGATCACTTTGAACGATGGTTATATTATAGCCCAACATCATCAATATTTACCCATGATATATCTGGATCTATAACTCCATACCCTAAATATTTACAGGGCGGCAAATTTATTTTACACCCGACAACATCGAGTATAGCAACTACTTGGTACAATGGTGTATACGCAACAGGATCAATGTATGATCAGCATAACCATAATAGATTATGGTGGTCAATTCCAGAACATATATTAATGGATCCAGCAAATAGTGATTATGTATTATTTGTTGAAATGGTTGCCCAACATTTTGATAATCTGCATGCATACGTACAGGCATTAACTCAAATTCACGAACGCGACGAACATTTTGAACGTGGTGCATCCAATGAGTTATTATATCATATAGCTAAATCATATGGATGGAACTTACAAAACACCAGACAGCTATCAGACTTATGGTTTTATAAATTAGGTACAGATTCCAATGGTTCACACGAGCACACTGGATCAATGTTTTCCCTTTCACATGAAAACCAAACCAAACAAATTTGGAAAAGAATTGTAAATAATTTACCTTATTTACTGAAGACAAAGGGTACTTCGAGATCGGTCAAGGCATTGATGTCGATATATGGTATACCACAAACATTAATTTCAATTAAAGAATATGGCGGACCATCTGAAGAAGATAGCAAGCCACAAATGATTGAAGATCGATATGCATATCTATTAAATTTCGATGGTGCACAATCAGTCCAAATGGATCGTTATAATATCGGAGCTGGTACTGGATCATGGGATGAAACTGGAGTAACTAAAAAAGTTCCAGATGAAATTATATTTAGATTTAAATCTGAATACTCGGGGTCATCTAACATGTCTCTATGGGCGATCGAAAATATTGACTCTGGAGTTCGAACTACTGCTGAAATTAGATTAAAATCTGCTAGACAAGAATATGGTACTTCATCATATAGTGGATCGTATACATATGGTAAACTTGAATTTATAGTAGAAGGTGGAACGACTTCATCGTATGCCTATTATTCAGGATCAACCGATTATTTACCACTATTTGATGGTGATGTGTGGACAGTTAGATTATATACTGATACTCCAATAGTTTCAACCACTTCAACTGGATCATTTAATTTAGTAGTTGGTAGAGCCGATGATTGTACATTTGGTACCTTCGTTATATCTGGATCCACTAATGTAATTGCATACAGTGGAATGCCGAGTGCTAATTTTGGTGGATGGGGTGTAACTCCGTCGAGAGTGAATACACCATTACGAATTAGATTAGGTGGAACAACAGCTTCACTTGGAGTTGCTGCTGCAAATGGTACATCATCATTTTTATCCGGGTCATTACAAGCGTATAAAGAGTATTATAAAAATATGTCACCTGATACATTTAAGGAACATATTTTAAATCCATCGGCATATCATTTGGATGAAGCCACTGCATCATTTTATGATTTATATAGATATTTTCCATTAGGTGCGGATGTTATTAGACATGATCATGTATATAGTGCATCAATATCATCTTCACATCCAAATCGAGATATCAACTTTCATACCACGGCTATATTCAACAAATTTACAGGTACTCAGGAAACGCAGTATGAATCTATAAATGAAACATATTATGTCTATACACCGACTATTGGGCCGAATAATGTTCGAAATAATAAGATACGATTAGAAAGTAGTAGATTATTACGAGATCTATCTCCGAATTCATATAGTGAACGATCGCAGTATGATATGTCATCATTTGATACTGGTAGATTGGCTGTAGTATTTTCGTTGGCAGATCAAGTAAATAAAGATATCTACAATCAACTAGGATTTACAGAATTAGATGATTGGATAGCAGATCCCGCATTGGAATATGAATCTGAATATTCAGAATTGAAACGATTTTCCAATCAATATTGGCAAAAATACGAGCAATCAAATGATATAAATGCATTCATTAGAATATTATCGGTTTATGATTACACATTCTTCGAGCAGATTCGACAACTAGCACCGGGGCGTGCTGACCTGATCGCTGGAATCTTAGTCGAACCAAATATTTTGGAAAGATCTAAGGTTCATATATTCAAACGTCCAACTGTTGAAAATCCTCAATGGGAGGCAGATTTATCATACACAACTCCAACATCTGGTGAATATATTTACACTGAAGGGATTGTAACAGCATCACTTGATTTTCATGTGAAATATGACTATCTGACAGGATCAATAGAATCTGAATTCGATTTCAATGTGAGGTACGATTTTTTAACTGGGTCGATTCCTTATCCATGGATATTCACTGCATCCAGTATTCATCATACAGAAATTGGACATCAAAGAACTGGTATATGCGGAACAATTGATACCTTACCTAAACGTTATTCAGGATCTCAATGTGAGACACAATCATTTTACGACAACCAACGAATACATTCATGCAAATATAAAAAAGTAATATACTATTATAGTTCATCCGCGGCAATACAACCGAAATATCTTAGACATTGGTATACAGCGGTGTCGATGTCATACAAATGGTATTACTCACGTAGTTTAGATCCAACTGGATATCAAATAGATGAATGTTCAGCTAGAAATAGATCTCGATTTGTTGGGTCGAAATTATCATCTCCAGATTGGAATGTGGATTCCAGTGATACAGTTGATGGTGGGCCAGTGGTTACAATATGGGAATCAAACCCAAATAATTTATTTAATAAGCCAAATGGTATAGGTGGAGGGCTATTTGTTCAATAATCAAAATAAAAAAATAGGATATGATAATGAATATTAATGGTTGGATCAAACAAGAAGTAGATAATCGAGATTACATTTCAGTACGACATACACTAATGGGTGCGGCACCATTGCCAACTGAATTTAAACTTCCAATTACATTACCAGTATATGATCAGTCTGCAATTGGTAGCTGTGTCAGCAACTCTGGATGTCTATGTTATCTATACGAAGCGAAACAAAAATCGTTAAAAAGTAGAATGAATCCGAGTCGAGTATTTCTATATTATAATGCACGTGCAATGCGTGGTTGGGAAGCCGAAGATAGTGGAGCAATCATTCGAGATGCATTCAAATCACTTAATAAAGAAGGAGTTTGCACTGAATCACTCTGGAAATATGATATACGAAAATTTGCGAAAAAACCTCCAAAATCTGCATATAAAAATGGTCTTACTCATACAACTGTTAGATATGCGGCGGTTCCGCAAACAATTGATGCTTTGAAACGTACATTGATATCTGGAGCATGTATAAGTTTTGGATTTGATGTATATGAATCATTTGTAAGTGGTAATTGGGCTAATACAACTGGAATAATGCCACTTCCAAAATCAAATGAACGAATAATTGGAGGACACGCGATCACACTTTGCGCGTATTCCGATTTAACCCAAACATTTACTATTCAAAATTCATGGGGAACAGATTGGGGTAAAGGTGGATATTTTCAAATGCCATATAGTTTCATCACATCTGATGCATGTTCTGATTTCTGGTGTATTGAAAGCATCAGTTAACAAGGGCGGTCAGAAAAAAATACTATATATATGAAACTAGGAACATAATGAAAATAACAATAAAAGAATTAAGAAAAATGGTACGTCAGCAGTTACATGAATCAGCTGCAACACCATCAACAGTTGGTAAACCTGAAATAATGGATGATATCGAAGAAGTACAATATACTAAGCCTGAGAAAAATCTAACAACTGTTACTGTTGGTGATTTGGGTTTATTAATTAAGCATCGATATACGGATTTGAAGGAAGAAGACAAACCGACAATAGTTGCCCTTACTAGAATAACTGATTTAACATCAACATATGAAAATCGTCCAGCAGTTGAAATAGCAAAAGAAGCATTATCATGTATTGGTGGATGGACTGGTAAAGCAGCTAAAGATGTGAAATTAGAATTGAAGCGTAGAATTGACGAAATTGGATAAGTCACCATTCGTCGATAATTGCGTGGAAATCACTATATATAACAGAATTACAACGGGAAAAATAATAATATGGGTATATTAAATAATACGTCAGTTAGTATAGATGCGATACTAACCAATAAAGGTCGATCAGAGCTTGCAAAATCTGGTAATTTAGGAATAGAATTTTATGCATTAAGTGATACTGAAGTTTCTTATGACAACTGGAATTCAGATCATCCATTGGGTACAGCATACTATGGAATAGTTATCGAGAACATGCCAATTACTGAAGCAGTACCCGATGAAACTCAGAATATGAAATCATTCTTGGTTACATTACCACGCAAGACAATTAGAATTCCAGTGATCAGCGTGCCACAAACATCGGTGACATTGAGACCGGGACAACAAATTACTATAAATCCACAAACCATAAATTATACCGAGGGTAATAGTACTTTTGGATACACCTTCACTTTAGCAGATTCAGATATATGCACAATGTATGTCGATGAGCGTTCAAAATCACAAAAATTTATTGGAGATTTAACTTCAAGACCAGCACCAATGTCGGATTCTGAACTAGGTCAAGCAATTACAGTTTCAGGTCAATCAGTAGTATTAACGGCTAATTTATTACAATTAGCTTCAAGATCTACAACATTAGTAATAACTGGAATTGAAACAGGTGGTCGAGTAGTAGTGAATGTTACTGTACAAAAAGTAACGACTGCAACAACTCCGAATATACCATTAACTGGAACCGCACCAATATCTTTACCAACCTAAATGTGAGGTAGAAATATAATACAAAATAAACAAATAAAAGAGACAACACATGGCATTTATGAATATGAACGATGGGTATGGAGCACCCAATTTATCTAATGCGGGAACAACTGGAAGGTTAGATCAATCCCAAATAGATAAATTAAAGGAATCGGGCTACAATTTAACGCCAGTGGCTGGATCTCCACAAATGATCAATCTTGGTCAACCGACTAATATACAAGTATTGCCCGGGGTTTCGGTCAATGGGTACCAAGATGTTCGTGGAAACAAATTCGTAGTACAGGATACTGGAGTAGTAAATCAATTGACCCCAGCAAATGGCGGCGGTAACACGACTTATACTCCACCATTTAATCCAGATCCACCACCAGTCTTAGGTGGACCTAGAATATACGATCCACCACCAAGTGGCGGCGGCAATGAGATGCCTCCACCACCTCCACCTCCAGCAAACTTCGGATCTGGTAAAATATTTTCACGTTTCGAAAATGGTGACATTGTACCAAATCAACAAGAGATCATTACTAGGGCATTATGGTCTGGTAATGTTGGAAATTTAACTACATTTCACACATCATCTGGTCAAACAACTTCAAATAAACGATATTATTATGAAATATATAATTCATCTTCTGGCACGTGTGGTGCGGATGGTCAATTCTCAGTCCAATATGGTCATAAAAATGGATCTGGATCTGCGGATGAGGGTGGTCAAGTAAGTGATACGCCAACTAAAGCAGTTTATGGTCAATATCGTAGATTATGTTTAGACGATGATACCCAGAGATTTACGATTGATGGTAGAACAACTGAGCACATATATGTTGTCAATGTAAATCGTGCGAGAATGCGCGATTATATCGATGAGGGAAATATTGAAATTAATTTGGCAGAATTATCTGGATCTAAGTTTCAAGCAGGTGGTGGATTACAAAACGCACACACTGGTTCAAATGTTAAAGTATCTGGAACTGGTAAAGTAATTCGATTGATTGATGATAGTACTTTGAATAGTGCAACTGTTACTCAAGCTGGTGAAACATATCAAATGGTTTCAGGATCTATTGAAACTGGAGTGTATAATTCTTCGGCCCCACATGTATATGGTATCATGTATCGTAGACTTGGAATCGTAGTATTGAATGCCGATACATTAGATATGTCTGCATCATTTTTAACCGTAACTGGTAGTGAAGTTGCTGGAGACAATGCATATAAACTATTTACAGCTATTTCTGGAGCAGCATTATACACTGATGCCAGTGGAGATGCATTAGGATTTGCTGGACGAAGTGCGGAGAGAGTTAAATCTACACATTATTTCTGTAGAGTTAAGAATGGCGAGTATAATTTCAGTAATAATCCAACATTTGTCACTGGATCTGAAGGTGATTTGGCAGAACCTACTATGATTGGTGATCCAGTTGTATATATTACGACCGTCGGATTATATAATAATCGTAAAGAATTGGTAGCAGTTGCCAAAGCATCGAGGGCAATTAAGAAATCCTTCACAACGGAGGCCCTTTTGAAAATAAAATTGGAATTTGTTTGGGTAATTGGTCTATTGGGAGGTACAATTGCATCATTATTCTAAGATTATCATTAATAATATTTCGATAATTACAATAAACGATAAATAAAATATGCCAACATACCGCACTGATTCAGATTTACCAAACGGTGGTTCAAATAAGAACGTAAACGTAGATGTCAAATGGGACGATCTGGGCGGTGCTGGTACATTTAATGGTGGCGGCTTATCTACTAAAGGAGCAAATAAGACTATACCATCCGCAGATGTTGGATTGAGAAAGCCGACGACGGGATTACCACCAGTAGTTATCGTAGATGAATGGAGCACTGAAGATGATGGTAATTATACAGGTGATCCAACATATCGTGAATGGAAAGATGATGTGAGGAAGAAAACTTCTCCTATTCCACCAAAAGAAGAAAAATCAGCACCGAGAAACGTATTACCAATTCCAGAACAAAAAACACCTCCACCAACCTTCGTAGATCAAAATAAGAAGTATTGGGTTTGGAATGAGTGTAATAAAAGATGGTGGACCCCAGATTCTACAGGGAAGCCGAAAGAAAATACTGTATTCAATGGTCAGAATAGTGGAATGGGTAGCAACAGCGGTGGTGGAATGGGATTCAATGGAGGAATACCACAATCATTCGGTGGAAGTAGTATACCAAATCAATACATAGATGCTGGTGAAGTGATGTGGTCATCATGGGATGCATTCAATAGTCAATGGATTCGTAGAACAGCTAATAATTGGTGCACACCTGAAGATAAATTTGGTGTACCACCACAAGATGATTGTGCTAAATATGGTAGAAACTGTCCAGATCCATTACCGACTGGAAAAGTATATACTAGAATTGATCAAGGTGATAGATTACCACGTCGAGAAGAAGTAATTACATACGGAATTTGGTCCGATAATTCAGGATCTTTAAATAGATTTTATACATGTTCAGTAGCACAAACATCATCTAGTTATTCGAGAGCCGTATTACAGTCACCATGTGGTAATTGTGGTACCGAGGCGCAATTTGACATAGCTTATGGCCACGATGCTGGATCTGGATCTCAAGACTTAGGTGGTTACGATTGGTTAACTCCAACGACTGCCGTATATGACCAATATAAATTATTATGCGTCGATAATGATAAACCATGGTTTACAATTGGTGGACGTAGATTGAATCATGTATATATTGTCAATATTCGTAGAGCGCGGATGCAAGACAAATTGGATGAAGGTAATTTAGAATTAAATTTGGCACATTTGTCTGGGTCACTATTTGAAGCTGGTGGTGGATTACGGAATTCACATACAGGATCAAATGTCAAAGTAGCTGGAAATGGTCAAGTTTTAAGATTAATAGATGATAGTAATTTGGATTATGTAAATACATTGTCAAATGATGCTATATCTGGATCATATTCAGAATTAGGTGAAGATCGCGCTAGAATGTTTACAGGTGCGGGCGAAGTATTTTACATGATATCTGGTAGTTTAGAATTGGGTGCATATAATCCGACAAATCCAAATGTTTATGGATTAATGTATCCAAGATTAGGGGTAATAGTATTAGATGGTGATAAGTTGGACAGTGATGCTGGATTCTTAACCGTAACTGGATCAGATGTCGCTGGAGATAATAACTATAAATTATTTACCGCCATATCAGGAGCAGCATTATTTACAGATCCGTCTGGTGACATCATGGGATTCCAAGCACGTAGAAAGAAAACAGAATACTCGGAATATTATTTTATTAGAGTTAAGAATAATGATTACAATTTTACCAATAATGCTTCGTATCAAACTGGATCTTATGGTGAAATTATATCAGATTTTCAAGGGAATCCGAAGGTGTATATTACAGCGGTTGGATTATATAACGAACAAAAAGAATTAATAGGTGTTGGTAAGTTATCAAGACCGATTTTAAAAGATTATGTCAATGAGGCATTATTTTCAGTAAAACTAGGGCTATAAAGGAATAATTATGGGATTTCAAGGAACATTTAAGGGAACACTTAAAGAAAATTTTGATAGGATGATGAATCCTCGTAAATTTTTAAATGAAATGGATCAATTCGGCAATACACAATTATCACAGATGGGTATCGAACAGGATACGAAAAAATTACAACAAGATAATGGTAGTAGAAATCTTCCACCGAATCAAGGGAAGAAAATAACAGTAAACATGAAAACTTCTGATATAATTAGATATGCCACGGAGTTTTTTAAATGGAGAGGTGTTGTCGATTTTAAAAAAGTTAATGCGCTAGGATCATCTGATTATGATAGGTTTATAGAATATTTGTATAGTAAACCCGAAAATATAAAAGAATCTATCGACAGTGTAAGTAATTCTGATTTATCAAATCCGAGTAAATTGTGGGATGAATCAAATATTAACGAGTTAGGTACAGGTGACGGAGATGGTGATCCAGTGTTTGATAGGATACATAGAGATAGTGCAAGTGATTGGCCTGAAGAGAATGATTTTAGAGTAGATGGGCATATGACATTATCTAATTCAGGTGGTATAGAAGTTGAAATGAATGATAGTGGAGATGGAGTTAGATATAGATTTAATGATAGTGGTAATCCAGATGAGCCACATGAGGCCGAAATTGAATATGAAAGTGGAACTAGTGATGATGATAGTCGAACATATTTTCATGTAGGTAGTGACAAATACTATCTTGATCAATTTATGAGATCCAACTTTGGCCCGGGTCGTAGAAACGAATCTAATACTGGCGATATAACTGAAGTAGCAATGCCAAACCTAGTTGAAAACTATAACCGCCTACAATTATTAAATAAAAAAATAACCAAAAAAAACTTAAATGAGGTCGGATTTGATCAAAATGGAAATCCGATGGGATTTGATAATAGTGAAGAAGGTTATGGAGATGACCCAATAGATTCACGCCCAAAAAAAGGTGATGCGGTTTATTTGCAAACACCTTATCCAAACATTGCATCACGTATTATGTATATTGATTCAACACACGTATTTTGGAAAACTGATACCACAGATCAGATAGATATTGGAAGTAAGGGCGGTGTATTACATATTGGTCAACTAAGAGATAAGCAATTATATAATGACTTATTAACGTGGATGGATACTGGTGATAAAACTGCACTTGAAACTACTAAATACACTGATATATAAATAGGAGCGTTACAATGAAATTATATTCTAAAAAAATAGAACCAATTGACGTAGATGACCAAGATGTAAAAGATATGGGCATCGTCGATGAAATAAATTCCGAAATATGCACCACTATGTATACATTGGGTAGAAATTATACCACATGCACGGCAGTTGAACGCTGTAATATACCGGGCGAATTCGGGCATAAGCAATTACAGGTGAGACAAAAATAAAATAGAAATGAATGGCAATTCCCTATACATTTGCGAGAGTAAAACCACAAGATTTTACATTAACACCGTTCCCAACTTATAAACGGCATACTGTTAGTAGTTCAGCAATGGCTACAACCGCAAGTGGATATGTATTACATGATGGTGTATATTCATCATTAAAAACACCAATCGGATCAACTAAAGCAGATAATGATCCAACCAATTCTACAGACAACTCATATCAGCATGTAATTTGGAGTCACATTGATTTATTATGGTATAAGTTTCCATATGATTCAATGGCTACCTTAGAGCATGCCAATAGAAGATATACTTATAAGAACTTAAATTATTCTGCCTCACAGTTATCAATTCCATACATGAAATATGGAGAGGCGATAAAAAATACATCCGTATCATTAACCAATTCAACCTATAATTATCAGTTAATTGATGATCCAAATGGTAATTTATATGATCCAACTATTGTAACAAGTAGTTATGCTACATTACACTCATTGGTAGCATATTGGGGATTTAATGAAGCATTCAAAAAATTTCAATATTGTGAAGGTACCACGGATTATGGTAGCATTGGATATACTTCAAGAACATTCACTCCAGATAATCATGCAGTAATTTCAAATATTGGATTTACACGTGGGGTCAAAATAAACAACACAGCGTCTGGAATGTCTGCTAACTTCAGTGGAACCAGTTATATAATGACGGATGATCGTCCTGAGTTTAATTTCCCAACTAACGAAGATTTCACTATATCAACATGGGTTAGAATACCAGTATCACAATCAGTATTAACCAATGATACCAATACGATATTATCTAAGCGTGGAATGATCAATAAACGCGTATATGGGATCGAAGAAAAATACAATCAATCAGATCAAATAATTTCTACCGCACATATTTCTTCATCATTAGTAGCTGAAGACGTCGATATATATCCATATGATATTGATGTGTATAATACTGGTGCAAATAATGGTAAAGTCAGATTCAGAAGATCAGATGGAAGTAATATCTTATCGTTATCAAGTACTGGATCTCTAAATGATGGTAGAGATCATCATATAGCAGTAACAAAACAAGGTGCGGTCGTAAAATTATATGTAGATGGAACAGTTAATGCATCAGGTTCAGAAGTACGATATCATCCAATAAACAAACATCAATTAATGTTTGGTGCCATCAACATAAGTGGAAAACAAGGTTTCTCAGGATCAATAGATGAAGTTAGAATATATGAATACGCGGCCACATCATCAAGTATCCAAACATTAGCAGATAATGTAAGTGGGTCATTATATCAAACAGCGATTGTTGGAAATGTATTCTACAGATCTGGAAACATCATAGTATCACCACTGAATCCAAAATATCAAAACGCATTTAAAGGTAATTTCACTTTAGCATATCGTGGAACCCATACCATTTATCAATATGAAGCCATGGTTAGAATCAAGGCTGGATCTTTCAATGTAACACTGAATCCAAGTGCTAGATTATCACCGAAGTCGGACCTATTGATCAATGCATTCACATCTTCAGCTAGCTTATTGAATCCGTATTTCACGGAAATTGGGTTATATAATGGTAAAGGCGATTTGTTGGTGGTAGCTAAGATGGCTAGACCTATTCAGGTCAGGGATGACGTTGATATTAATGTTAGAATTTTATTTGATGCTTAATTGGAACTAAAACGAACTATAATTAGTTGATATAATATGAAGTTAGAAGAATTATTAAAACAAGTATTAGCAGAGGGTGTATATGATCCAAGCATTTTCAAGGCTATCTTTGTGGTCGGATCTCCCGGTGCTGGAAAATCATATATAGTCGATAAACTCGGACTCACATCGTATGGATTGAAATTAGTAGATTCAGATGTTATGTTTACACATATGTTATCAAAAGTGACGGGTGATAATTTGAAACTTGACACCATTCCAAGTTCAGTGCGAGATCCAATTAGGGCAGATGCAACCGATAAAACAGATCGTACTGAAATGAATTATGCAGAAGGTCGATTGGGGATGATAATTGCAGGTACAGCCGCAAACATAGAGAAAGTTAAAACTAAACGTGATCAATTAGTTGAGTTGGGTTATGACACCTATATCATATTCGTGCAAGTGAATTTACAAACCGCATTAGCTCGAAATGCGCAGCGCGAAAGAAGCATTCCAGAAGATATTGTGATTGATAAATGGAATAGGTATGTCGAAAATAATAATAAATTGATAGGAATGTTTGGGAACGAAAATCACGTGGGTATAGATAATTCAGTTGCCGACGATATATCAGTAAAGTATGCAGATAAGATGGTTCGAAAATGGTTACGATCTGATTTAGGATATAATGCTAAAAATTGGATACGAAACCAAATAAAATATAAGAATCGGAAATGATTAATTACAAGGGTAAGGTACCAAAATATATTAAACCATTGCTTGATAGCTTTATATCATATTGTAATAATATACTAGGCATTAGTGATGGTGTAAATTTAGATGTAATATTTAGAAAAGTTCCAAAAAATCAAATAGGGTTTGTAAATTTTTCCAAGATTATAAATGGTAAAAATGAAATAACCATCGATTCTGAAATGGGATATACGGCGATGCTGTATACATTAGCGCATGAATTGATACATATTAAACAGATTAAAGGTGGTGAATTATCAGTCGCTGGTGGATTTTTTTATTGGAAAAGTCGTGTAAATATATCCGTTCCTGAATATAATAAAATTTCTAGGAATTATGATTTTGATAAATATTCGAAATTAGAGTGGGAGAAGGAAGCATATGAAAATATGCATAGTATTCCAAAACAATTTAAAAGTAGTAATGTATATTCTGATTTAGTCCAACAGGCGGTTGAACCGAATTTGAAATTTATATTAAGTTTAATATGATGCGAACGACAATAATATCTGAACAACCGAGGTGTAAAACGTGCGGCATTCCAATGGTAGAATGGGACCCATTTAACGATGAAAATGAACATATAGAATGTATTTCAGAGCGCGTTTCCGAAAGTATGGTGAAGATGATTAAAGCACAATTGTCTGTATAGATTCCAATAATTTAGTATTATTAGTCATTGCGATATATCCACGACTTCCAACCGAGTTATTATAATACATTGGATCCAAAACTGCATGCGTCATAAACTGAATATATTCTTCAGCGTAATTAACTTGGCCCTTAGTAGTACCAATATATAATATTTCAAATTTAAATGAATCTATACCAAGTGATAATATATCATCATTAAGGGGTTTACAAGATCCAGTATAAGTTGCCCAATCTGATTCTTTAATTTTAATCTTAGTTTTTTTCTTATTTTTGGCAGTAAGTGAGGTCGTATTTATCTTACTTTTAATACGTCTGGTTACATATTTTCGACCAATATACATTTGAGATGTTGTTAGATTTGTAATTTTGTATATAAATCCGACCGCACCTGTAGGTATTTCAGTGAAAGGTGATCCATTATAAGTCCAATGTGACATAAAATTATTATTTAAAATGCTGAATGTATCTTCGCCGACGCATTTGTTCCATATTTTTTAGTAACTGCTGGTATAAGTGTATGTACTAAAAATTCAGATCTAAATTTACCCAATTCAGTTGGAAAGTTTCCAAGGGCATTATGAATATTTTCTAGCGACGTTGCGATAGTCAACCACTGTGGATTTTTTAGAAACTTACATAATGCTACAATTGATCCACTATGATCATTATTATCGGTTAGATCGGCTATCGTAGCAGCAATCGCGTCGATAGATTTTGGGTCATTTATTTCATTCAACCGAGAAATTTCAGTTTTTATAATGGTTTTCAACTCATGCAATTTAATTTTCATATATTTATCCAGTGTTTATACGTATAAAT